ACCTGTAACTATCTCCATTGATTTATCTAATAGCGATCTGTCTACATCTCCGAAGTTAATGAACTGCCTGAGAGCCGGTATAACAGATGTCATGAAGTACCCAAAGTAACTATTGATATATGTTGAAGTTTTACCAGTCCTTAGATTAGTCCTGTCTTCCCAACCAATAGCATCCTTTACCCATTCAGGCAATGGTATTCTACTAAGATTTCCAAACTTCTGGCCTTCAGATATTATCTGTTCTGTAAAGAAATTCTTGTCGAATGCTACTTCGATTGGTACTTTTAGATAAGGTGTCAGCGCTGCTAATATCGTTTTCTCGGCAGTTCTCTTAACATCTAGCTTGTTACTCTTGGTGTCATATACCAATAAAGATAGAGCATCAAGAGGAGTCATGTTGTTTAATATATTGAATTTCGCTGCCCCATCCTTATCGAAACCTGTGAAGAGTCTAGGTTGTTCTACATAGAATGAATCTCCAAATACTTCCCGTTCTGATGGATTCAAAGTATCTTCGGGAGATACCCATAATTTTTCCATTAGACCTATTGCCTTATTAAACATAGCAGTCCTGCCAGGGACTTCCATTGTTTTTTGTAAAACAAAAGGTATAGCAAAACGAGGGAAGGTATAGAAAGGTAATATCCTTCTAACAAACTTTCTTTCAAAGAACGCTAGTCCATGCTGATAATCAAACAAGACTTCATTTACTTTATCGGCGGCTTGTTTTGGAGAGTAACCTTGAGTAATGAAGTTTATGAATTGAGTAGCTCTGCTGTAATCCTCTACCATTGAAGGATGTTTCCAATACTTACCCAACTCCATAGTTACCTGTTTAGCATTCTCAGGATCAAACTTTAATGCTTGTTCTAAATTCTTCTTGAAAGTATTACCCACGGCATCAACGCCACGAACCACATTCAACTCTTGCATCACTCTGACTAGATCAGTACCAGTCCATTCAGTACCATTGACAGTTATTCTTTTGAAGTCTTTGGCAAAGTCTAGTAGTTGTTGCTCACCTACTATATTGCTCAATACCATTCTCGAAGCTAAGGCAGCATTGCCACCAAGATGTTTAGCAAAATAATTGTTCACTGCTTTGGGTACTTGGCTTAAAGATTTACCTCTATAGAAATCAAATAACAATCCAGCAGCATCAACCAATACCATCGGATTAAACGTATTGGCAGCCTTCGGCCCTAGTTCTAGCATAGCTTGTGCGGCATTGGATATTAACTGCTTAGGGGCAAATGAAGGCTTAGCGATTGTTGCTCCTTTTCTAAAGAAGGCATTTAAATGATCTATAGCTTTAATCAAACTCTGAACATTGGTATTCATTCCAGTTGGATAGACAGACTCTCCCAATAACTTTATATCATTGAGATAACGCTTTCCATCTTTAAGACCCAAAAGTTTGGGAAGATCGTTTTGATTTTTTATTTGAACACCTAATGCCTCAGATAAACTTTCAAAAAACTGCTTCTTAGCTAATGCTCTACGGCTTGAAGAAACTCTAGTAGCATAGATCAAAGCCGCATCCATTTCAGGAATTAAACCAGCAGATTCAGCTTCAGCCATAGTTAAGTATTTTCGTCGTTGCGATGACGTAAGCTGTGTTGATAGACCGTACTTGTATTTGCTTACGGCTATCATGTCTTTACCGTTCTCTAAAGCATCATAATACCTGGGATGATAGTTTTTTATTTCTGTTTTCAACAAACTGCTTTCTATTTCAAGAGAGGCTATGTTTGCATATTCTTGTTTTAAGCCAGCAATAATAGAAACTTCTTCTTTAGTTAATCCATATGGATCACGGTCTTTAAACTTACCACCTTTTGATACTCTAGCTTTTTCCATAGCTTCGTAGAATATCTTATCAGCTTCAGCTTGAGTAATTGTTCTGTCTTCTATAAACTCAATTTTACGAGTTCTATCGTCTACCTCACGCATAAGATTAGTAATGCGTTCTCTGGCTTGTGGATTTTTACTGATAGTATCAAACAGTTTTTTAGTTTCTCTTATTACCTGCCCTTCTATGTAGTCATATTGATTCTGAAATTCCTTGATTACAGTACCAAAAGGCCCATCTAAAGGTCTAACAAACAAACCTTTACCTGTCTCTTTTAACCCGGTTAAAGTCGCCCCTGTAAATTCTCCCGCTGTCTTAGCAAACTTAGCAGTCTGTGAAATAACAGGTATATTGCTACCGATTACCGCATCATTAAGTTTGGTAACGAAATCAATACTACGTTTCAATGGGGCGAGAGCAGTCAGGTTTAATACGTCTACTCTAGTCTTAGTAAAAGGAACGCCTAATTGTAAGGTAGTCTTTGGTTCCTTGAATATCTTTTTAGCTAATGCCGGATCAAAATTAGCTATCCTCTGAATACGTTTCTCTACGTGTTCGTATACTTCATCAATCGTAAGTTTACGCACTACACCTTGAGGCATTACAGTCTGTGGCCTTGCTGCCAATGCTCCCTTAACAGGTATTCCACCTGTCTTAACAGATGTCAATAAGGCTTCATCCATCCCTGCTTCAAAAGGCAATTCCTCTTCCAAGTCTTTGGCAAACCTAGTCTTAGGTAAACGTTCAATAGTCTTATCTGTAGTTTCTCTTTGCAGTCTATTGAGTAAACTGTTTTTAAATTCTTTGGTAAACTTAGTTATTGATTGTCCATTTCTAACTAGATTAGTTGCAGTCTCGACATATGAGTTTACAGTCTCGCCTACAAGAGCATTGAGATTATCTATCTGCTCTTTAGAAGCATTTTTACCGGGTTTAAATTTGCTCAATGAACTAAGAACTTTAGACCTAGCAAATAGCTGGACTTCTTCTAAATCAGGAAATCTCTGTTCAACTATCCCCGTACTTCCTACAATCTCCTTACCTTCTATATTGGTTTTCTTTGTTACAAATTCTCTACCTTCTGGTTTCAATTTAAATGTTTTCTTACCACCACCTTTAGAAACTTCTGTTAATCCCGGCTTTGTTTTTCTAGTCTTAGGAAATGGCCCTTGCCCGAATACAAATTCATCTACAGTTCTTCCAGCAATAGAAACCTCTTGTCCGGGATTTAGAGGTAAAGGTTTTGGTAAGTATTTACCCAACTTAATGGCCTGCTTCAACTCAACTGATATATCATCAACAATACTATCAATCATTCCAGCTACTTTTTTAGCTCTCAACGGTCTTGTTCCTAATGTCTTAGGAAGCGGTATCTCATCAATGCCTAATTCATCGAAAGCTAATTTTCTGATAGATTGCTTATCGAAAGGTATTCCGAGTTGAGTTAATTCGTCAGCATATTGTTTTGACAAAGCAACCACTTCTTTACCTACCCTAAATGGAGATAGGTCTTGAACGGTAGCAGAAATACCACGTTGTGTAGCCCTAAGAGCATCTCTCTGCACGTTTTTACCAATGGCAGAAATAACATTTCTTGCGCTAGCCAGTTCGTTTGCTATCATTCCGGCTCTAAGTGTAGTTCCGTATTTGGTTAATACCTGTGTGCCTATCTTTACTCCCTTACCAGCGAACCCTATTCCTAAATAGGATGTAGGATCAAGACCGACATCCAAAGCAAAGCCTAAAACAGCAGTAGCTTTAGGATTGTTCTTAGCAAATTCTGGGGCACGTCTCTTGATTACGTCTGAGAATGACAACTTTCGTTTGGGATCAACCAACTCCCCAAACGAGTCAGATATAGCATCGAATATGCTTTTTGATTCATCCGCTAATCCGTCAAAGAAAGCGGCTGAGGCGAATTGAGGACGCGAAATGAACTCCAAAATAGGAGAGAGTGAGGACACAATTGATCCACCAAATCCGGGGGTAGGAACAGAAGACGCCGGATTTAATGGTTCAGCAGTCTCAAATATGTTAGGCAGTTGGGTATTAGGGGCGGTTATTCCCCTATCCCTGATAAGATCATCAAAGATATTATCTGGCATAATCCTCGCTTCGCTCGGAATATTAACCCGGTTAAAATACTATTTGTTTGCGCTGTCTTGCGCTACTCTTAGCCTGGATTCAAGATCAGTTATTTCTGATTCAAGCCGTTCTCTTCTAGCTTGAGTTCTAGCGCCTTGAAGTTGTGCTTTAGCTGCATCAAGTCTATCTTGTATAAACTTAACTGTGGCTTGTTTTTGCTTGCGCTCTTTAATACTTACTTCTCTTTCTCTAAGACTCCTAAGCCTACCTCTATCTTCCTGTGATAAGTTTCTAGGAACTGCTACAGCACGCCCCGGAGTAGAAGGAGTAAGTAATCTAATTTCTTCCTCTATTTCCTTTAGTTCGGCCTCTGAATCATCTAAAGTAGAAGGCAAAGGAGGAGGCTGTCCCTTAGTTTCTGCTTCAATTGTTTGAATAATTGTATCGGCTTCACCTTTAGTGAGTTGAAGTTTCTGATATATCTCAGGTTTTAAGAAGTCAGTCTTTACCTGTTCAAATGGTTTTGTCTTTGCTGCCTCCCTTACCAGTCCTTCAGCATGACCTAGTTTATTTTGACTATTAGGTATATTCATGCCTGATTGTTGAGTAAATCCTTGCATCTGAGAAAACGTCTGTAATGCGTATTGTTGAACTTCCAGAGGAGTAGCTTCACGTACAAACTTCTGTCCAGAAATAAGCGCAGGTTGTTGAGTAAGAGGATCAACATCTCTTTTAACAAGTTTCTGTTGACCATCTACATCTGTAATCCAAATCATAGGAGTCTTCTGTGAGAACTCAAATGCAAATTCTTGCGCTGCTTGCATTGGGGACTTACCGCTAGCAGTCAATCTTGCCTGTGCTTCCGCTCCTATTCTCTGTAAAGCCATTCTTTGAATCTTATCTTGCTGTGATTTGATGGCTTTATTCATTTTTGTTATATCTTCTTTGGTAGGAAGTTCCTTATTAGCCAAGCGACTATACAAATCAACTGCCGTACCAGCATCCATCTCACCGCTCATAATAGCTTCCATAGAATTTTTCGCTACTTCAGCAAAGAATTGGTTCTCCCTTGTGGCATTAGCTTGTAATTGTGTTAAATCTTTACTAGCTTGATTCTGTCTCATATCACGTAATCTAGTCTCATTAGCTTGAAATTGATCCCGTGATTTCTGAAACCTGTTATTCAGTATCAGTTGACTTCTTTGCTCTTTACTGGCAGCTTTAAACTCTTTTTCCCTCTGGGTAGTTTCTCTCTCAAATCTTCTAGTTTCGGCAGCTTCCCTTCTACCTTCTCTAGTTCTCTCTAATAAATCCTCTATCTCAAGAGTAGCCCCTAATTCTTTGAGTCTCTGTCTTCTCTGTTTCTCTATTTGTACCTGTTGAAATTGGGTAGCTATCTGTTGCCCTAATGCGGCACCGGGGTCTTGGGATACACCTACAGATAATGCTTGCGGTACTGCTTGAAGTAATCGCATCCAAAATCCTTGCTGTGGTTCTGAGCCATTAGGCGAAGATATTCCAGCAAGTATCTCTTGAATACGAGTTTGAGTGTCTTCGCTTCGCTCAGCAGTGTAATCTTGTGGTCTATTTTGTGGCATACTACCTCCATTATTTAACCCGGTTAAAGTGGCGCAACTATCTCGAATCCTTCAGGGACTACTTCATAATTAGGTGTACCTAGTTCCTTCTGTACCCATCTTTCACCTTGACCTATTGGACAAGGTATCTGCAACTGTATATAGCCCAACGTATCAGGGAGTTTAATTGACGTGAAAATGAATACAGTATCTCCCTGTTCTGCTCTGTGTACCACTATTTTCAAAACTGGTATGTGCATATTTACTCCTTTATTTATTTAATAAGTATAACCTCCATCACCCCCAATGGTCGGTATTTCTGATTTACCTAAACCGCCGCTACCGCCCAATAGATTCAATCCCGGAATTGCTGCCGCTCCAAGAGAAGCTACGGCAGAAAGTATACTTCTCCACGGTGATTGGGCTTTACGCTGCAACTCCAATTGTTGTTGAGCTACCTGAAACTGTCTATCAGAATCTATCCTTCTTTGTCCTAATTCTTCTCTGCCTAATCCTATTTGACCGCTAGAAACAGAGCGTGTTGTTTCGTTGCCCATAATCGAATTAAACAAATCAAGTGCTGACTTAGTACTAAGATCAGTCAAGAATTGACGTATGCCTAATTCTCTGCCAGCAGCATCAGACAACGCTTGATTTCTAACTAAACCTTGTCCTTGCTGTAGTCTAGTAACGGCATCATTGGCTAGAGTACTTTCATTCATTCCCCTAGAATATAACTGAGCCACTAAATCACCACCTTGCCTAGTGAATTGTTGATCTAGTTGTTCAAGAGTAGATTTAGTTATTTGATCTAGTAATGCTCTATCTGCTGGACTAAGATTACCCAATGCTCCCGTTCCTTGAAATCCTTGAGTAGTTGCGTTTGGATTGTTACCAAGAGCGGGATTAGGCAATCCGAAAAACTGCCCTTCTCCCGTATTAGTTCCTCCTCCAAATGTACCGGATAGTACGTTTAACGCCTGTTGAATAGCATTCTCAGTACCAGGAATTTGTTTAGTTGCTGGCAATACTGCCGGTCTATCGGTGCTAGTTTCTGTTACTTTGCCTACATCAGAAGAAGTGCCGTCTAAATTTCTTTCTAACCTATGGGTGTATCCTTCTGCATCTCTGTAGGTTATTGCTCCCACGTCTCTTGAGACTATCTGAGATGGATCAACACCGGCAGGAAGTTGAATCTCACCAAAAAAATTTCTCAATAAATCCTGATATTCAGGTCTATTATATACTTCTCTTTCTCTACTACCTTTAAGACCGAGCCTCTTGGCTAATGCTTGAACTTCTTTTTGAAAAGCATTTAATGCCATCTCTACTCCTTTAACCGGGTTAAAACCTTGTCAATTCAATCTTAGCTAGATTATGAAAGATGTTGGTATTTACGGTTCCTGATTCGCATTCTAATAACAAGTCATTAGAACTTGTATCCATATTATTTACAACTAAGCTATTGGCATTTCCTAAGTTATACTGTACCCCTGCGCTGGCTAAAGCTAAGCTGCTGTCAATAGCAAAAAACCCGGTGGCAGACAAAACTAACGAATTAACATGAGTAGGATCAACCCTAATTAGTAAGAGTTCTATTTGCCAGCCACCACCGTCAAAATCAAATAACCCGCTATTAAACAGAACAGTGCCGCCAAAAGATATCTGTAATCTTTTTTGGTCGTCATTGCTTGCAACAACCCCAGCTAACCAAGCATGGAACGAATCTCCATCACTACTAAGGGATTTTGCTGGAAATGTAACTGTTCGTAATATATCTAAGCCCGTACCATTATTGTTAGTTAAAGCAGCGGAAGATAATATACATTTTGGAACTCCGGCAATATATCCATCGTTAGGAAAAACTCCACCTAACCTGTACCTGCCAGTTAGATACTTGATTACTCTTTCTGCGCCTCTGCGATAAGGTAGTGGCATATTTAACCCAGTTAAAAATTACTTCTTCTTGCTCATTATCTTATTGACCTTAGCCATTTGACTAGAGAAATTCATTTTCTTACCTTTAGTCTTCAGTTTCTTTTTTGGGTAGCCTATTCCTTTTGGCATATTTACTCCTTTAACGGGGTTAAAATTACTGTTGATTCAATAACACTACAGTCTGTCTGTGAACTATATCGTTATCAGCAGTACCAAGACCTAATATTTGTAAAGTAAGGTCATTTAAATTCAAATTAGGTACAGCCAAAATCTTTGATTCTGGTTTCATTAGACCGTTAGTAACAGAAAAAGTTCCAGCACCGTCAGCAAAGAACTGACCAACAGCCAGAGAAGAAAGAGTATGAATGGATGTAGATGTAGCTCTCATTATACGAGTGAATACCGACCAATTTTCCCTTCCCGCCGCTCCATCAAAATCATCTGGCCCAAAACCAGTAATAGAAGTACCACCTACGCCAGTAACCGGATCACCATTCACCTGTAGTAACATTTGCTTGTTGTTATCGTTGTTAGCTACTATTCCCCCGGAATGTATTTCTATATAATCTCCATCTGTTTTTAACGAATCAAATGGAATAAGAAAGTTATAGAGCAAATCTTGACCACCGCCTACATTCCCTATTACATTTTTATTCCTATCTATAGCGAAAGCAACATTTCTTAGAGTAGTAGTAACTAACATTGACTCACTTCTCCTCTCAGTAAGGCTTGCATGCCTAATACCAAAATTTTTGATGGAGGCACCCTCGTTTAAACCGCCACCAACAGTTATAAAAAATCTAGAAAAGACAGATTTCCTTTGAACATCGGTTTTAAAAGCCTGTCTTACAAGTTTCTCCCTATTGAAACCTAACCCATATGCGTCAAATATATAATTTACAATAGGCTCAAGAGGATCATCCATTTCATAAGAAATTTTAAAGCTGGCTTTGTTTGATAAAACATTGAATCTCAAATACCATTGTTGGAATAATTTACGAATCTCATCAGTATCCATATCAAAAGCCTTAGTATGTAATTTTGAAATAATAGGTTTTGATATGGTACTTGTGATAACATCCGAAAATTTTCTTTGCTCTACAGGAATGTTCGGTTGGTATCTAGTTATAGCGGTATTGACTCCAATTCCTCCCGTATTGATTGCAAGCAGATATATACTTTGTTTTATTCCAGCAGCCGGGGGAGTTCCGTTGTACAATTCTATTGCACTTGGAAATATCCCTCCGCTAAATGTGCCCCATCGAATGCCTTTGGTTTTAATCTGCTTATAATCCATCACCCATAGTATATTTGATCCAGTAGGAGAGGCATTACCATCAACGGCTAGCCAATACTGACTACGATCAGTTAGAGCATAAGCAGTGATACTGTGTTCTGGGGCATCCTTTATTATTCTTTGAATTTCAGAAATTTTAGAGCTAATGATAGCACTAGCAAAATCTCCGGTTAGTTCAGCAGCAGCTAAAGAAGCTAAGCCGCCTTCTGACAGAAAAACAACATCATCAAAGACTTCTCTTACTGTAGATTGGTTAATACAACCTATGTTCTTAGCATATTCTGCTACTTCCCAATTATTCGGGTCTGTTTCTGGTAATGCTGTGACTCTAACAACATATATTTTTTTCCTTTTGAAAACAAAAAGTCTTTCCTTAAAAGCAAAAAGAGCAGTAATACGGTCTCCATCCCCAGGTACTACATCCAACGTAATCCCCTGTACCGGATTTGTAAAACCCCCTGTATTCCAAGCAGTAGCACTACCTAAATCAGAAAACTGAATCCTACTCAGATTTGTTACATGAGCAATTACAAGCCTACTATTCCATTCTTCGATAAACCTACCATCGGGAGCAGCAGCTAAATGGGAAGCAGTACCGGGAGCAGGCCCAACTACCTGAACAGGATTATTACTTCCAGTTGTTCCGTTAACTCCGACTGCTACATTATTTAAACTCTTCCAATACCATCTAGTATCAGCAGGAAGCGTTAAACCTCCTGTTATACCAGTTATATTGCCATTTATATCATAGGAGTTTAAATTAGTTGATTGTGTAGCAAGTATGCCAATAAAAGCAGAATCAGTATTAAAACTGAATATACTAGTAGATGAGCCAGAAACAGCAGGAAAAGTAAAACTTATGCCATTCCTAGTAACCAGATTATCAAGATCGTCAAACTCAAAGTTTTCAATCAGAGATGCTTCATTGATCCCGATATCCCTTGCACTACCGGAAGTATTCATACCTCCAGAGAACGCATCCACTCTGAGAGTATCAACTGGAACTTTTTCTGTACCTCTCTTTGCTGCCATACTTTTAACCCGGTTAAATTACTCGAATGGATACCTAAATCTTTTGTAAGGTCTACCAGAATTGCGTGGTAAATCAGTTTGTCCTCTAACTAAATCTCTAGCAGAAGATTTATTATCTTGCTTAACTATGAGATTTAAATCTTCATTGAAGTCAGCCCTATGAGCATTGTGTAAATCCCAATCTAAATCTATCCTGGCAATGTGCATAGACAAACGAGACTTCAATAGAAGAATCAACTCATCGTTAACAGGAATATCGCTATTACTAACTAAATCTTTTGGATAATAGTAATAAGGCGCACTTATTTCAAATACCCCATTCGGTACTGGTTGAAACTTAAGTTTACCTACAATATTATTAGCCACGATAGTGGCATTAGTTATCCAAGCAAACTTAGGTCTACCAATAGCTTCAAAGTCTAAATTGTACCTACTCAACCTTCTAGGATTTAAATACGTGATGTTATCATCGTCATCTACAAAACGAAGATATTTAAAATCCTTGAAGTCATTAGGGAGATTGTATTCAGCCGTACCATTTACAGTGTTAATTGTTAGGTCTTTCCATAAAAACTTGAACTTGGTCTTAAGAGCGATTCTCACCAAATCGTTCTTAATCCAAGTTTCAAGTTGAGTTATGAAGCCTGTG